AGAAAATAATCGAAAATGGGTATAAATTGATTATTATTGATCCAATTTCTTTGTATCTAGGTAATGTTGATGAAAACAAAAACAAAGACATTCGGACGGCACTCGGGCGTTTGAATGCCCTCGCTGAACGCCGAAATCTTTCTATAATCCTTAATTCTCACTTTTCTAAACCTTCATCGGGTGGTGCTAAAAATGCCGTGTATCGCGTCATGGGTAGCATTGGATTTGCGGCAGCAGCTCGTATCGTATTTGGAGTCATGAAAGACCCAGAAGACGCAGAACGTAGGTTATTTTTGCCTATTAAGAACAATATTGGTCAAGATAAAGAAGGATTTGTGTATAAAATTAAGCCAATGCTCGTCGATGGTTCTATTGAGACGAGTAAAGTAGAGTGGCTTAATGAAAAAATTACCCTTACAGCAAATGAAATTTTGAATAATTCTAATTCTTCGGAACGCGGCTCTCCTAAACTAGAAGAAGCAAAAGATTTTCTATTAGATGTGCTCAAATTTGGAGCTGTACTACTAACAGAAATTCGTAGAAAGTCTGATCTAAAAGGAATCAGTCCTCCTATACTTTACAAAGCAAAAGATGCGCTAAATATCTTCCAAGATGATCATCCTTTAAGCAAAAAAGGTATAACTTGGTCTCTTCGACCTTAGTTCACTTACAAACTTACAAGACTTACAACCCGCGCCAGTCGTGGGTTTTTTTTGTACGTCTCTCACTTACAAACTTACAAAAAACTGTGTAAAAAATGATGTGTATTTTTTTTGTCATGTTTGTAAGTTTGTAAGTGAATTTCTACTATGACTTACAATATATTATTATTAATATAATCATATATATATATAGTTTGTAAGTTTGTAAGTGGGATTAGACGTACAATGACTTACAAGACTAGTAGTGTTAAAATCAAATTTTAAACAATTAAGGGAACTTATGATGAATAAAGTTTATGAAAAATATGATAATGATTGGGAATTAATAAAATATGAGCCACAAGATTTAACAGAAAGATTGCCCACTATTGGCGGCTGGATTGTTAGAAATCGGATATGGGATGATAAAAAAGATATGGCAATTGCTATTTCCATGATATTTATTTCTGATCCTAAACACGATTGGGATATTCCTTGTGATAATTCTCATATCGAGGAAAAAAATAAATGAAAATAATATTTGAATGGGAAACTTTAGATGGTCATACAGGATTTTGGACATTTAGAGCAAAAGTTATTGGAGGATGGATAATTCAATCCGAACAGGGAAATTTTACATTTATAAATGATCCTGAACATAAGTGGGAAATAATTAAAAGAAAAAAATAGGAAACAATAGATCATGGATGATCGAATAGAGTTTTTAAGGAAAAAATTAAAAAAGAAATGGCGAATTCATATATTGCGTTTACTTATTATTCGTTATTATTCTGCAAGTAAACCTGAATTAGTTTGCAAAGCGGAAGAAATACTTGAGAGCCAATTACGAAAATATAAATTTAAAGTAAATAAGCTCATTCGACTTTGGCGGAAAGTTTCGCCGGAAATTGAATGGCCTGATATAGTTTGTAAATGTGGATATAGACCACCTTTTTGTGCATGTAACCGTTTCACGTAGAACATCTAGTATGTAGCTAGTATGTAATTAGTATGGAGCCAAGGATGGCTACTTTTAGACTAAAAGTCCAGGATATGGACGAAGATGTTGGACAACAAGCCTTGGTAAAATGGCTTCGTTTGATGAAAATACCCGTTATTCATATCCCTAATGAAGGGAAAAGGAGCTTTGCTATGGCGAAATGGCTTAATGATATGGGTATGTATAGGGGGGCTTCTGATCTATTTATAGCGCGCGTAAGGCTTCCATATGGTGGATATTTTATTGAGATGAAAAAGAAAGGTAAGCACCTAACGCCTTGTCAATCCGCTTTTTTGGAGCATATGAAGACTGAAGGCTATTGCGTGGGTTGGTTTGATGATTGGATTTTGGCTAAAGAATCTATTGAAAAATATCTTGCGTGTAAAATATGATTTCTGTATAGTCTTCGCTCCTCGTTTTCATACATGATCTTACCTCGTCACGGAGGTTTTTTGTTATAATAGATTCGTCTGACAAGATCTTAAGATGATATGCCCACTATGATAGTGGGCTTTTTTTTAAATGGATTTTATATGGTAAGTCGTTGCTGTAAAAAAGATGTATTTATATTGATCGGTTATTACACATGTAGTCTCTGTCATTTTCCTTGTGATATAGTTTATCGTAAAGACAATAAGGAAGATGTTCATGAATACAGACATGAAAGTCAAATTGAAAGCGCTTTTAATCAAACATGAATCGTATAAACTTTTACCATATCTTGATTCTGCTAATCCCCCTAATATTACTATTGGTATCGGTAGAAATCTTACAGGTAGGGGTGTGCTTCCTGTTGAAATAGATATGATGTTCGATCATGACGTAAATCATTTTTTTAATTTTTTATCCGAAAAATTCGACTGGTTCAATAAATTAAATGATGCTAGACAATGTGCTTTAGTTGATATGTGCTTCATGGGAACAAAAGCATTTCTTGAATTTAAAAATATGATTGCTGCGTTGGAAAGACAAGATTTTGATAATGCAGCACAAGAAATAATTAATTCTCATTATGAAACAGAAGTTCATCAACGCGCACATGATATCGCTGAAATTATTCGGACAGGAAATTTATGAATGAATTAATTGAATTAATAAGTAAATTTTCTCCTGTATTAGCCTTCCTTTTATCCGTTTCTAATCCATTCGCAGGAATTATTGTTTCTGCTATAGCCACTAAATTTGGTGCTGATAGAAATAATATGGATGATATAGTCGGAAAAATAAAATCAGATGAAAATGCATATCAGAAATTACAAGAAGTGCAAATGTTACATGCAAATACCATAGCTACCATTAATTCCAAAGATAAAGATAGCGCCAGAAAACGTGAAGAAAAAATAACAGAAATATTAAAAGAACCTGATTATGTCATGAACGGAATTGCAATTGCTGTAGTCATTGGCTATTTTGCTATGTGTTGTCTCACTGTATTCTACTCAATCCCATTAGCCGATCATGATATGCTTAATATGTTATTTGGTCAGCTTATGGGTGGTTTTATGATGGTATTGAGTTATTATTTTGGGTCGTCAAATAAATGATTTTTTATTTTATTCCAAAACATTTCCAATGCTTGCATGACTTCTGGTTCTAAATAAATTATATTAGATGGATCTTCAGGTAAACCGTTTTCTGTAGTTAATATAACTCTCTTTATATCTAAATCCCATTCTGCATAAACTGAATCGCCAAGATAAATTTTTAGTGATTGCATTTTTTTTACCTAAATAATTAAAACCATTTAAATCCATTAGCCATTAATCCCAACAAAATTCCTGAAAATCCGATCATTATTCCAAACATCCATCGTAAATCACTTTTTATTTCTTTCGTTGTTTCTACGAGTTGTTCAGCAATTGTTTCCATTCTTGTCATTCTAGATTCGTAATATAAATCATATTTTGTTATCGCTGCTTGTTCTTGTTCGTTTGTCATCTTTTATTCTCCTCATAAAATTTATAATATAATAATGCACGTTTTATCACATTTGTTTGTGTTTCGCCTAGCTTTTCCATAAGCTGTGTTATTGTTTTTAAATCTTCTTTTGTGAGAGCAAGTGTAATGTTTTTTACGGTGGTGGCCATTATTAGTGACTCCAAAAATGAGTGATTATATTTTGAATAATCGGCAATGAAAAAAGTGCTACAATTATTCCGATTATCCATTTAAAATGTGACCAGCTTAGATTAGTTGATTGAATATAATTGTTATCAATTTTTGTTTCTAGTCGTTTTAAAGTTTCATTTATATTTATTATCGATTGTTCCAATAATGCTACGCGTGTTTCAGTTGTGTTTTGATATGCTTTCATTTTTATTTCTCCTCAGTTAAGGGGCTTTCGCCCCTGTTTTTTATTTATAATTGTCATAAACCATTTTAGGAATAGAGCTATATGATTCCGTTTTTGGGTTAAATATATAATAATTTTTTTTAAATACTTTTCCTTGTGATTCTAATTTTCTATAAGTTTTAATAGCAGGTATCTCTTCATTAGAATGGCCAATCATGTAATTAGAGCTTATTTTTTTCATACGATTTAATCTTTCAGTTTCTTTTTTTTGGTCAACTTCTAATTCTTCTTTTAATATCCATCCGTTTAATAATCTTGTTTCTAATAATTCTTTTAAGGTTAAGATTTTATTATCGGATTTTATCCATTTTGATAATAATTTTTCTAATCTTGCTTTGTTAGCTTGGGTTAATGATTTCATCTGCTTTTTCTCTTCGTTAATGTTGTTTTGATATAAGCATGATAACATCATGATATTATCAATGCAATACTTTTTTTTAATTATTTTTAAATATTTTTTAATATTGTGCATTTATTGATTAAATGATACGATGTTTCAATAATTTAAGGATGATTTATGGCTAAAGTACGATGTAATACATGTGTTGGTTCAGGTCGAATCATGGGCGGTGGAATGATGCAGCAAGATTGTGATGATTGCGACGGACGCGGTAAAATCTATATTGATGAGCCAAAAGAATTTAAAATAGATAAAAATAGTAATCACTATAAAAAAGCTATTAAACGTATTAAAGCGCTTAATAAAGATTTAAGCGATAAAGAAGCTGAAGAAATATTCGATACTGAATTAAAAGAAATTAACGTCAAGGACGGCGATAATGGAAAAACAAGCGATTCGACGAGTAATAGGCAGAAACAAGATTCTGGATTTTCTCATTGCGACGTTTTGCCTACTTAATTTTATCCTGTGCGGACTTATATTAATTCAAGTAAATAAATCATCTACTGATATACTTATTTGTCCTGCAAATGCTGTGGAGTGTATTTATGACTAATCCCATAGGGGCTCCCACTTTATACAATAATGATCTTGCTAATGAGATTTGCGATGCTATTGCGGATACCTTTAAAAGTATCAAGACTCTTTGTAAGGAAAATCCTAAATGGCCTAAACCAAGGACAATTCGAACTTGGATACGAGAAAACAAAGAGTTCCAGCACATGTACGCACTTGCTAAAGATGATCAAGCTGATCTTTTTGTTGAAGAAATGTTAGAAATTGCAGACGATACGAGCAATGATACGTTAATTAAATATTCAAAAGATGGCGAACCATACGAAGTTTGTAACAGTGAATGGATAAATCGTTCTAGGTTACGAGTTGATACTAGAAAATGGGTAGCATCTAAATATAAACCTAAAAAATATGGTGATATTAAAAATGCGGACGAAAAAGAATCTAATAACGAAGAAATAGATAAAGACCGTGAGTTACTTCACAAATGCAAAACGGAATAAATTTTGACAGTGAATTGCGGCGTGAGCTCCTTAGTGATTTGTTTACTTTTCATCGATTCATGTTTGAGAAGCGAACTGGACGCGAATTTATGCTATCACGTCCAGATGGTAATGAATCACATTTTAAGACGGTGTGCAGAGCTCTTGAGGATGCATTTTACTTGCGTTCTACAAGATTAGTGATCAATTTACCACCAGGATGGGCAAAAAGTGAACTATGTAAATCTTTTATTGCTTGGTGTTTTGCTCATTATCCCGATTGCAAATTTTTATACATTTCGCACTCTTTTGAACTCGCAACTCTTCACACGGCTAGCATTAAACAAACTATGTCTATGCCTATTTATCGTAATTTGTTTGGAATTGATATTCGCCGAGATAGTTCTGCAAAAGATTTCTTCATGACGATACAAAACGGTGCTGTTGCTGCATTTGGTTCAGGTTCAGGTATTACCGGACATGATGCGGGATTACCTGGCTTGCCACGATTTAGTGGTGCGGTTGTGATAGATGATATTCATAAACCAGAAGAAATTCATAGCGACACTATTCGTGAGCGTGTTAAGCGGAATTACTTTGAAACGATTGAGCGTCGATTACGTGCGCCTAATGTTCCAGTATTATTGATTGGCCAACGTCTTCATGAAGATGATTTGATAGCTCATTTATTAGATGATGCGGACGGTCAAGAATGGCATAAAGTCATTATCAAAGCGCTGGATGATGCAGGTAATGCGAGATATCCTGAAGTTAATCCCAAATCTCAATTATTAATGATGCAGAAGAAACAACCTTATGTATTTGCATCTCAATACCAACAAGATCCAATGCCAGCAGGAGGCGGATTATTTCAAGAATCATGGTTTCCATTACTTGATGAAACGCCTGAGATTATTGCAACCTTCGCAACGGGTGATAGTGCTGAAACGATTAAGGAATATAATGATGCGACTGTCTTTTCTTTTTGGGGTATCTATAACATTTCTTTCAATGGGAGTATTGTTGATGACATGTTCGGATTGCATTGGATCGATTGCCGTGAAATGCGGATTGAACCCAAAGATTTGGAAAGTGAGTTTTTGGATTTTTGGACTAGTTGTATGCGGTATCCTATTAAGCCAAAATTTGCGGCTATTGAAAAAAAATCGACGGGAGTGACGCTTGTATCTGTCCTTAAGAATATACCAGGTTTAAGGATAATTGACGTAGAACGTGCGGGAACGGTTAATAGTAAGACCAATCGATTTATTGAGATGCAGCCATTTATCGCGAATGGGCAAATATCGCTCCCTGCGCAGGGGAAACATACGAATATGGTCATCAATCACATGAAGAAGATAACTGCCAATGATGTACATAAATTCGACGATATTGCGGACACATGTTATGATGCGGTTAAAATAGCACTGATAGACAAATTTAAGATAAGTAAGACGCTTACGGGATTAGATTATAACAAAGTCGCTAAAAACTTAATGAGCGGTTACAATCAAGCGGATAGGTTGAGGTCAAAAGCGTATGGAAGATGATTTAAAAGATGTTCCATTTGAGGATGATCATCCAATTAGGGAAAGATTAAATCAGATTAGACAAATTAAAAATGATATTTATGAGACAAAAGACAAAATATTTAAACGTATGGATGAAATAGAAAAACTAATAAATTCCCATGCTATTGGTGTGCAGAATGTTTATGAAGGATTTAAATCTTTAAAAGATATTGTTAATAAAAATATTATTGATATAGAGCACATAAAAATTACTTTTCAGGAATGACCTTTTAACAAAAGGAAAGTCTCATGGATGAGGCGAAACGTGACAAAAATGATTTAGAGCGTATTAAAACCAATGTTCGTCGTTCATATGATTACTTCAAGCCTAATTATGATCGTTTTAACGATTTCAGAAGGTTTGTATTTGAGTCTTCACTTACTAGTGATGAAATCACATTATTATCAACTATTGGTAAGCCACAACTAGAATTTAATATTCTTGAGGCTTACATATCACGTCTATTAGGCGAATTCAGCAAGCAAGAACCTGATATTGAAGTTAACGCTGATAATCCCGACAAAGCCGATCCTTTGATGATCCGCATCATTGAAATGCATCTTCGTCATACATTAAGCGATAGCAATAATCAACATACACGTTATGAAGTCTACAAGGACGTGCTATCCGGTGGATTTAGTACGCTTAAAGTAGAAGTAGACTATCCAACACCTAAAGCAATGCATCAAGTTATTAGTATTGTAAGAGCATTTGATCCGACACTATGTGGATTTGATCAGTTAGCACGTGATTCCCATAAAGGTGATGGACGATTTTGCTTTGAGCTTTATCCTATGGCAAAAGAAGATTTTGAGTCCACTTATCCAGACATCCCAATAGAAAATTTAAACTTTAGACGTGATTTTGCAGGATTCAATTGGTCTTATCTTAACGATGCTACACCTATTATTATTGTTGCTGATTATTATGAAAAGAAAAAACGTGAAGTCGAATTAGTGCTTTTAGGGGATGGTGCCGTACTGGAGTATAAAGATTACAAAAAAATGGTTAAGGAATGGGAAGATTTCACGCAACCTCCTGCAATTGTCGGAAAGCCAAGAAAAACGATGATTGAAGATATTTGGCGATATCGCCTCATTGAAAATGCTATTATTGAAGAAAAAGAAACCGATTTTGAAATGTTGCCTTTGATCTATGTCGATGGCTCAAGTGTCATGATTAAGACACCTAAGAACGGAAATGTAAGGCAATACACTCGTCCGTATGTTTATCATGCGAGAGGCGCGCAACGATTAAAGAACTATGCCGGTATTGCATGGGCAAATGAGATAGAAAATACTATTCAGCATAAATTCATGGTGGCAAAAGAAGCGTTGCCAAAAGAAGAAGAATTTATGCAAGCTTATAAAGATGTACAAAAGGCTAGTGTCGTTGTTTTTAATTCAGTACACGAATCAGACCCCACGATGCCTATTTCAAATCCTATTCGTGAAATACAACGTAATCCAATGCCGCCTGAAATATCCGGCGCATTTACGGGGGCTGATGCTCTTATTCAAAACGTATTAGGAAGTTATGATGCAAGTCTTGGAATTAATGATAATCAGTTATCAGGTGTTGCAATTGTTGAAGCGGCTTCACAGTCGAACGCTACGGCTATGCCATACATTGTCGGCTTCTTGCAAGGCTACCAACGCGCAGCTCAAGTCTATCTTAACCTTATGCCTAAATACTATGTCACGCCTAGAACGCTTCCTATTGTTGATCATGAGGGTCGTAAGGGTTATGTCAAGATAAACCAGGAGGAAGGATTAGACCTTGATTATGACGCTAACGAATTTAATGTAACACTAAAAGCCGGTGCATCATTCCAGGTTCAGAAATCCCGAACCTTACAAATGGTTAAAGAAATATGCTCGATGTCGCCTCTGATGGCGCAGTTTATGGCTGAAAAGGGTCTTAACTTCATATTGGATAACATGGAAGGTCGTGGTATTGAACAGCTCAAACAATTGGTTGAGGGCTGGATGAAGGAAATGCAGCAACAAAAACAAATGGCAATGCAAGCTCAACAAGCCGAAATACAAAATAATCCTGCGATGATTAAAGCGAAAACTGATGCGCAAAAAGTTCAGTTACAGGCTGCTAAACAAGAACAAGAATTTACAACAGACATGGCTAAAATGCAGCAAGATCAACAGAAACTTATTGCTGATGTGAAAATGTCTCAGGATGAAAGCCAAGTAAGATTGATAGAAGCTGAAACTGAACGTTTCTCTAAATCAATTGAATTAGCCATAGCGCATGAAGATATGTTACATAGACACAAACATGCTGGTATTGATGCTGCATTGGAACACAAAGATATGAAACATCGTCATGGAAAAGAAATAGCAGAATTTCACCAC